ATGGGGAAGCCCATGTCTAGTGGCCCGGGACGGCCCAAAAGCCATCCGTCAGCCCACGCCGGGGAAAAACCACGCGGCGTGTGCAAGGCGTGGTGGGTGTATGGACAATGTTCCCGCGGGGATGCTTGCTTAGGTAAGCATGAACATGGGGTGAAGGAAAAAGCCCCTGTGGAGCCAAGACCCCCGGCTCCCCCTGGAGATAATAATGGTACCGCAAAGTTGCCCATGACTCCAGAGGAACAGAAGGAAAAACGCCAGCAGGAAGTGAAAGAGGCAGTCATTGAGGCTGCTCATTCATCCTTCCTTGATGCTAGCGTCCAGTCTGCGGCTGGTTTTGTCAAGACCATTGGAAAGATTCCACAGCGTGTGCAACACTTTGGTATCCAATGGTTCTTGTCTGAAGATACACAGAAAACATTGCAGCGTGTGTATCCTCATGTCCATTTCACTCATAATTTGAACAAGGAGGTTATTCGTCATGAACACCCTGTTCTTAATATGGATCGTGAAATGGCTGAACAGATTGCATACAACCAGTGCCGTAAACTTCGTGAACGTGCTGGTGCCACCTCCAAAATTTTGGATATTGGTGGCAATGCTTCCCGCCACCAACGTAAGGGGCGTGATGATGTGCACTCTGCTTGCCCTGTGCTTACCCCCCAGGATGACATTCGTGCCTTGCAACACGACGGTGCTCGCAACCGTTGCAAGCATTTGGCACAGTCGTGCACCTGTGTGGTAACTCCTAGTGTGTACATGTCTGTTGACAGTATATACTATTTGTCAGTTGACCAAATTGCTGAATTCTGTCTAAATGCCGAATCTAAGGCTTTAGTTGCAGTTTGCCATGAGTTTCCTGATGCTTATGGTGCCTTCGCTGATGGCGAGGCCCATTACCAACAAGTTGGTCTGGACCAGGTTTCCATGACCGTTGCTGGTAATAGCTCAGCTTATGTCCATTCGAATTTGGCCTGGCTTCGACACTCTGCGGCTCCAGTTATCAAGGAAGGCATTCGCCTTGGTAGTCTGTGTTGGTCTAAGGTTGATTCTACTCCTTACCATTCCGTATATGTGTTTCATTTTACGCCTCTCCTTCTGGACCCTGTTCCTGAAGTCACCTTGTCCTTTGTCTCAGCAATAAAGGACCCTAATCACTATGGACATATTCGTTTGTCCACGTTGAATGATAAGGCAAATCTCGCAGTGGGTGGTGACCACTTGCATTTACCCGATGTTTCTGTTTATTCTTGGGCCCCTTTGTACTTGTTACAAGACTGACTCTTTTATTGAGCAGCTTGTTCCAAAGGGACTCATTTCTGCTTGCGCTACGAAATGTGCGGGCCAACCAAGAACACCGGATAATTTCCGTAACCTTGTTGCCTGGGCTAAGTTCCAGGCCAAGTCTTACAACATTCCTGAGCACCTTCTTTCTTCCTGTCTCTTTGCTGCTTGTAATCTTGCATTTGTGCAGGATCTTAGTTCTGAGACTGCGGTCATGCATGCTCTCATCAAGCCTAATCAAGCTTTGATTGAAGCCCATGAGTCTGCTCTGAACCGGAAGTTTAAGTGGGTATGGACAGCGGCTGAGGTTGCAGCTGCTGTCACTTCCTCGGCCTTGACCACTACGGCTGTTGGATTGGGTGTCCATGCCGCTGGTGTTGCGGCTGGTCCTGTTACTGGCATTGCTCTTGCCGCGTTTGGTCTTGCTGCTGCTGCTGCTGCAAAAGCTTCGACGTTTTTTTCGAAAAGCGCTGACCCTTTTGAGAAGTATCGGGCCAATCGTGAATCAAATCCTCCTCGTACTGCTGTGGTTCAGTTGCAACGTGGTACTCAGTTGCCTGCTACTGACCCAGCGAAGCCTGTTGAGGTGATTCTCGCGTCGGAACTTGATCCGACAGCCACTTTGAGTGTAGTGGATCCGACGGAGAATCGTGAGCATGTTGATGCTCCGAGTGTGCGTCCTGGTTCATCCAGTGTCCCACTCAACCAGTGCGATGGAATGAAGTTCCGTGCCCCCGCGCCTGATCAGGTTACTCCTCTTGTTCCTGCTGGCGTTGTGTCTTCGATGTCCATCCCTGTCGTGCCTAGTAACTCTAGTCACTCATCCATTTCTGCCATTGTGGAACGCATTCTTAAGTGTGGGCCAATGGGACGTGGTGAAGTTGATAATGAGTTTTTCCACTTGTTCCGCTCTTGGGTCTTTGAGAACCTTCCTGATTTTGGTCTCCTTCCTGAGGGAGTTGAGCGGATGAGTTTTGAGGAGTGGAACTCTGTGTATGGTGAGTCCCAGCGCGAACAACACGATAGAGCCCGTCGTGAGGCGCGTGTTGATGATAACGTTTCGCATCGTCACATTCATGATCGTGGTATGTTCACCAAGATTGAGTCGCTGCCCAAG